ATGAGGAAGTCCCCGAAGTTTTCCCCCGAGGTCCAGGAGCGAGCGGTGCGGATGGTGCTGNTGAACCGCCCCGGCTTTCCCGGAGGCTCTTTCCCTTGAGAGGATAGAGCCATGAGGAAGTCCCCGAAGTTTTCCCCCGAGGTCCAGGAGCGAGCGGTGCGGATGGTGCTGGAGCACCAGGGCGAGCACGGATCGCAGTGGGCGGCGATCGAGTCGATTGCCGGCAAGATGGGCTGCACTACCGAGACGCTGCGGCGTTGGGTGCGGCAGGCAGAGCGCGACCAGGGCAAGCGGCCCGGCGTGACTAGCCAGGAGCAGGCGCGGATCAAGGTGCTGGAGCGTGAGAACCGCGAACTGCGCCAGGCCAACGAGATTCTGCGCAAGGCGTCGGCGTATTTTGCCCAGGCGGAGCTCGACCGCCGGTTCAAGCCATGACGGGGTTCATCGACGAACACCGCGCCAGGTACGGAGTCGAGCCGATCTGCAGGGTGCTGCCGATCGCTCCGTCGACCTACTACACGCACGCGGCTCGGCAGGCCGATCCGGAACTGCAGCCGAACCGCTGGTGGCGCGACCGCGCCATGGAGGCGGAGGTTCGCCGGGTCTGGGACGAGAACAAGCAAGTCTACGGCGTGCGCAAGGTCTGGAAGCAGCTGTGCCGGGAAGGCTACCGGGTGGCGCGTTGCACGGTGGCACGACTGATGAAGCGGTTGGGCCTGCGCGGGGTCGTTCGCGGCAAGGTCGTGAAGACCACACACAGCGACAAGGCGGTGCCGTGCCCGCGCGACCAGGTGAACCGGCAGTTCCGCGCCGACCGGCCCAACGCGCTGTGGGTGAGCGACTTCACCTACGTCTCGACCTGGGCGGGTTTCGTGTACGTGGCCTTCGTGATCGACGTGTACGCCCGCCGGATCGTAGGCTGGAAGGTCTCCGGCTCGGCCCGGACCGACTTCGTCCTGGACGCGCTGGAGCAGGCACTCCACGCTCGTCGCCCGACGCGGGGCGGGCTGATCCACCACAGCGATCGCGGCGTGCAGTACGTGTCGATCCGCTACACCGAGCGTCTGGCCGAGGCCGGCATCGAGCCCTCGGTGGGCAGTGTCGGCGACAGCTACGACAATGCACTGGCCGAGACGATCAACGGCCTGTACAAGGCCGAGGTCATCCATCGGCGGTCCTGGAGGAACCTGCAGGACGTCGAACTGGCCACGCTGGAGTGGGTGGGCTGGTTCAACCACAAGCGCCTGCTTGGCCCGATCGGCGACATCCCACCGGCCGAAGCAGAAGCGAACTACTATCAGCAGACTCGTGAGATCGCCATGGCGGCGTGACTCACACCAACGAGTCTCCGGAAATCCCGGGGCGGTTCANGCGACATCCCACCGGCCGAAGCAGAAGCGAACTACTATCAGCAGACTCGTGAGATCGCCATGGCGGCGTGACTCACACCAACGAGTCTCCGGAAATCCCGGGGCGGTTCAAACACATGGGATTCGGGCATGTTGTGCTCGCCGCGTTCCTTCGCCTGGCGGACACCCTTGGCAGGGTTGTGCTCGCACAGACCCATGCGAATGCCCCAGCCGAAAGTGCGGCGCAGGTAGCGCAAGACATGGTTGGCTTTGCTCGGGCGCGGCTCGATGGCCGGCTGCAGTTTGGTCGCCGGCCGACCTCCCGCCAGGGTCTCGACCAGGCGCTGCATCGCCGGCACGTTGATGCGCGCAATCTGCATCTTGCCGAGCAGCGAGCCATCCTTGAGCACATAAGCAGTCGCTATCTCCGCGCACCATCGGTAATCCCGCTGTGTGTCCTTGGACAGCTCTGCAAATTCCGTGGACGCCTCGAAGCGCTCCGCGAGGTACGCCAATGTGCCCCGGTAATCCCCCCACTTCTAGCGGTCGCCAGAAGTGGAGCTAAGCGGCCATCGCCAACTTCATGGCAGGCGTGATGCCGCCGAGCGCCATATNACGGCGATGATCTGGCTGTCGGTAAAGCGGGACTTCTTCATGGAACCTCCTCGGGAAAGGGTACGAGAAAATTCCACTTCTGGCGTCTGCTAATGGGCGGGGGGATTACCCCCCGGACCTCATTACCCTCGGCGGCTTCAGCAATGCTGTGGAGTTCAGAAAGCCGGATATCAGCGTGTGCGACCGTCCGCTTCCGCGGACGGCCCCCCTCGGGATGAGCCTCTAAGAGATACCAGCGGTTGTCTTCCCAATAGATGCCCTTTGGGAGTGCTGCCTGGTCAATATGCGCCGGAATATCTGGGTTGAACTTCCGTTTTCTACCGCGTCCCATCAGATCAGCTCCATGGTATTTGTCGTATCTCCCTGAGCGCTATGCAGGCCAAGCGCAGCGTTGAGTGCGTCCACGGTTGTCCAAATGCCGCCGCGACCGTCGTATCTGTAGCGAATGCCTTGAGCGCGTGCCCAACGCATCACCGTGGATGCGCGTGGGGCAGGACCGGCCGGCGCGCAGAGGCGACGCAGGTCCTCGAACGTAATGACCGGACTGCTCAAGCGCCGTTCCCCTCGATCCACTGCCGCCTGTGCCGCCATTGCTCGCGCATTTCCTCCACGAGCAAGTCAGCAGCCGCATAGCCGCGCTGGGCGGCGATGCGGAGCCTCAGTTCTCGCACCCTGACCGCGTCCACGTTGCCCTGCCTTAGCCAGTGGCGCGCCTCGCAAGCCCTGCGAAACCCTTCCATGTTTGCGCCCTCGATCATCGCTGACGCGTGCCGGTGAAGCGCAGGCCGAGCTGCACGACGTTCTGAGCGCAGGGACGTGGCTGACGAGGGGTGCGGATGCGATGAGCACGCCGCCATTCGGTCATGGCCAACTCAAAGCTGGGGTGCTTTTGTGTGCGCCCACACACGCACTCGATGAAGTGCCCGCCGCCCGCCTCGGGGCGGCGGGCGTCGAGCATATGGCGAGCCAAGTGCCCGTTCTTGCAGGGTGGCAAAGGACTATCGTGGTTGACCTGACGTTGCGTCATGGCCCCTCCTGGCGCAATGCGCGCTCGGCATCCCGCAGATGCTGCACGGTGTCGGAGTCGATCCGGTCCAGGGCCTGGGCGATGGTGTAGTCCATCTCCGCCAGCCAATCGGCACGATTCAGCACCAGAGCGGCGGTCAGCGCCTCCCCGGTGGACAAAGGGCCGGGCCCTCCCATACGCGCAGCGGCGCGCGCAACCTCAATCGTGCGCTGCAGGTTCATAGCTGCGTCCTCCATGCGGCGCCGAGCTGAGCGCGTGCTTCCTCAACACGGATGAGGCGCAACCCCCAGCGCACCGACCAGGTGCGCGCCTGCTGTTCGTCGCAGGTCAGAATCAGTTGCCCGGAAGATTCCAGGCGATGAGCGCGGAACGTGAACAACATTTCGTCCAGCTCAATGACCTCCTGCAGGCCGAGTCTCTGGCACAAAGCATCGGCGTTGAGAGATTTGCCGCTGCCCTGAGGGCCGAGAAGAATGACCGACTCAGCCATGAGCAGCCTCCCGCCGCACAGCCATGCGGGTGCGGCGACGCAGGCGCTGCGGCACCTGTCCAACGGCCAGGCCGGTCTGGGTGAGGCGCGGGCGGCGCGTTGTCCACAGCTTGTAGATCAACGCGCCACCGGCCGCCGGCGCCAGGACCGCCACCAGGGCAAGCAACTCAACCATGGGCTACCTCCCGTGCGGCCTGCGCAACCGCAGCTGCAGCAGCTGCAGTCGGCCTGCGGGGCAACATGTTGGCCAGGTCAAAAGGGAAATCTAGGCCGTCCATGAACTCGGCCAACTCCGTGCTGATGCGGTCTTCCGCCGTGGTCCACAAACGGGGGCCGTCGATGAGCTTCCAGCCAGTACCGGTGCCGCGACGCCGCTCCCAGGACTGACGCACCTGGCGAAGCGGTCCCATGTTCAGGACGGCAGTGACCACGACCGCCCCATGTGTGACGTGCATGGTGATGGTCGCTGAGCAGTCGCCCATGCTGCGATCGTAGGCGATGCCGGCCGGCGTGCTAGCCTCCGCGTTAGGTCCGGTGCCCAAATCCCGCGAACGTGCTGCCGCGGCTGGACGTGTTCCAGTTTGCTGTTGCATATCGACTCTCCAAAGTTGCGTTGGTGGAGGGCCTTGGGGCGGTGTTCCAGCACCGCCCGCCGGCCCGCTGAAACGGGTTAGATCAGGTCGACGCCAGATGGCGGATTGCTGGGATCAGGCTCGCGCAGGCGCTGTGCGCCATTGAGCACATCCAGCAGCTCGTGGCGGATGTACTCGGCCACTGCTGCTGGTCCGTCGTGATTGATGCCTGCTTCGATCGCGATATCGTTGTTCAGCGCGGCAAGCAGCGCGGCCGCGTGGTAGGCACGCCAAAGCCGGTACTGCTCTTCTTCGCTGATCGAGAAATCAGCGTCTTCCGGCAGCTGTGCGTGTGGGCGAGCGGCGTCCATCAAGCCACCTCCAATGCGGGCATGCGCTCGATCACCCATCCCTGCAGGGCGGCGGCCTCGGCTTCCGGCATGACCACGTGCAACGAGCCGATGACCAGGCCGGTGCCGTCATCGACCGGGAACAACTCGCAAGCGTCTTCAATTGCGCTGCAGGCGAACATGACCGGCGCGCGATCATGCAGGCCATCTGCGTACAGTTCGGCCAGCACGTCGGTCTTCCGGATTTGCAGAAGCAGGTACACGCCGGGGGCCACGCGCAGCGTCTTATGCATGTCGCGCCGGCTCACTGGCGCACCTCGGCCAGATCGACATTGATGCCGGAAATGGCGGCCTCAACGTCGGCCAAGGTCAGCGCCTCGGGCGCTTTGCCAGTGGCCTGCAGCTTCGCCTGCAGGGCGAGCCAGGCGGTGTGATTCCAGTCGAGGGTGTCGGCGATCAGGCCGAAGTAGTGGGCGATCTGACGCGCGGCATTGGCCGGCGCTTCTTGAGCGTCGTAGGACATGCAGGACTCCGTTCGTAATTTGGAGTCCGCCGCCCCGACGCCAATCGGGGTGGCGGACGGTGCGGGTTGGCGTACCGGACAAACGGAACCGGTGGGCCTCGCGGCCCCCACGCACCGCCCGCCATAGAACTGGCAGGCACGCGCCCGAGCGGAAGCCGGGCGAGAAAAAAGCGCCGGGCATCGTTCGATGGGCGCTGTTGCGCCGTTTGAAGTCGGGACGCCAATCCCGGCCGCCGATTTTGCGGCGACGCGGTAATAGTTGCTCCGCTGCCAGGTAGAAGTCAACGAAAATTTCTCAAAATTTCCCACATGTGCGATCGCGTTCATTTGGCGAACACCCAGCACTTCACGGTGGTGCCGACGCCGGTCAGATCGTCCTTGAGGACGGCACTGTTTACGGCTACGTTCGCGCCGATGAACTTGTGCCGACGCGAATCTCCGAGCAGCGCACGCAGCACCTTGAGATCGGGCACGGCCTGGCTGAACTGCGCGGCCCGCGCCGCGAAGTGATTGAGGTTGACCGCGATGCGCTGCGCGTCGCGGCTATGGTTGACGACGGCCTTACCGTGGCCGGTGGCCTCGAGGTATTCGTAGACCTCCCAGAACTCGTTGACCATAGCGTGGTCGGCGCTGATCGCCTTCTGCCGTTCCAGGGCCATGTCCAACAACGCGAGCCGCGTCTGCTCGACCATATCGTCAGGGATTGTGATGACCAGGCGCAGGCAGTCGAACAGCGCCAGCATCTGCGCGTGGTTCTTGATGACGCGTTCAAGGCGCAGATCCTGCTGCGCGCGCAGCTTGGCCTCGAAGACCTTCACCCGCTCGGCGAACAGATCGAGGATGGCGCGCTCCTGGCGAATGGCACGCACGAGGAAGTGGCTGACTTCTTCGACCTGCAGCGCGTTGAGGTTGTCGGCCGCGATGCGGCTCTCGGTGGTGACCTGCGGGCGTTTGAAGTGCAGCTTCACGATGCGCGTGAGGATCGCTTCGCTGGCGTCCACCGCAGCGTTCTGGGTGATCACGATCGTGCCGCGAAACGGCGGCTCGTAGGTCTCGTTGCCGCCATTGCGCACGCCGCGTGTTGCCAGGGTGCCGCCGCCGAAGAAGTCCTTCAGCTCATCCCACTCGAACGTCTTCGAATGCGCTTTATCTGGCTCGCTGCGATCGGCTTCCAGCAGGACGACGGGCATGCCGGACACCTGGCCCATGGCGCGGGCACGGCCGGCCTTGGACGACTTGGCGGGGTCGAAGCCCTCATAGTCCGAGCGGCCCAGCAGCTTCCATAGGAACGTCAACAGGGTGGTCTTGCCGGCGCCGGCCTCACCGGTGGCTTCAAGGAACGGAAAGCTCTTGTGCCCGGCGCGGATCTGCTCGGCGAACAACGAGCCAAACCAGAACGTCATGGCGACCATGCCGTGCGTGCCAAAGCACTGCCACAGCCACGGCAGCCAATCTACGCGGAACGCGTCGGCGTCGCGCTGGATCTCCAGACGGATGGACTTCTGCGTCGTCTTCAAGCGCAGCTTGTCGAACTCGAAGTAGTCCTCTTCGTTGGCCGTCACCAGCTCGCCGTCGCGCACGGCCATATCGCCGAGCAGGTAGGCACGGTGCTCCTTGCTGTAGCCCACGAAGTCGATGGCGTCCACCGTCTTGATCGCCTCGGTCTGCTCTTCGATCAGGCGGTCCAGCTGGTGGCCGGTACCGGTGAACATGGCGCCGGCGGCCAGAGAGATCAGGCGCTTCTTGAACTCGGACGCGCTGGCGACATGACCACCGGTAAAGGTGCCTTTTACGCTCGGACCGTCGTGCGGAAAATCGACACGGAAGTAGTACCAGCTTTCGTCTGTGACCTCCTGGCGCTGGAAATACAGCGCTTCCGGGTAGCAGTTGGCGATCTTCTGCACAGAACAGGCGGCGCGCTTGATCTTCTTCAGATCCTCGGCCGCAACCTCGTCGCCTTCGTCCGCATCGATGTCGCCCAGCTTCTCCTTGCGCAGCTTGTCGAAGCGCTGCGTATCGAAATCAAACCAGTACAGGCGGGAGCGGTAGTCCAGCCAGAAATCGTTGCGACCGTCGTGCTCGAACATCAGCAGGCCCTTGTCCACCGCCGAGCGAGCCACAAGCAGGTCGCCCTGGTAGCGGGATTCGTTGACGTCGTTGTCCCATTGCTTGGGATCATCGGACGCGATAGCGCGCAGATGCAGGTCGTTCCAGTCGGTCTTCTTGCCGTCGTGCTGGACGATCTGCGCGGCCCGCGAGTCGAAGCCCAGCGCCGCTGCGCGCTTGATGTGCTTATGCGTGTACGCACGGGCGCCCGGCTCGTTGTCCAGCGCCCACACGAGCGTCGGAAGATGGGCCATGCGTGCCTTTGCCAGCTCGCGTAGCGATTCTTCCGGAAATGCGTTGGAGGACATGGCCGACACTGCGCACATGCCGTGCTGCAGGAGCGCGATCGCATCAAAGATGCCCTCAACGATCCACACCTCGCGCGCCGTCTGCATGGCTGTCAGCGCGGCAGGCGCCGCCCACCAAGCCCCCGCATAGCTCTGGCCTGGCGCAAAGCGCGCCTTCTGCTTGCCGAAGCGGTGCGGGCGATCGATCAGGCGCTCCCACCAGCCGCCTTTGACGAGCGCAAAGCGCACAGTCGCGGTACCGGCGCTGATTTTGCGGTCGTAGTGGCTTTCCTGGGTGTAGAGGCCTTTCAGCGGAGCGAGGTCAAAGCCACGGGAGAACTGCAGGTAGGCATCCGCCGCAGCATTGGGAGCCGCGGGCGTTGGTTGGAAGCGCTTGGACCAGTCGTCGAACAGATCGTCGTATAGATCCTTGACGTGCAGTTCGCGACCGCATTTGGACTGACGACCGCACTTCACCACCCACGGCTTGAGATGGTTGATGTACAGCTCTTTTTTGCTGCACGACGGGCATTTGCCGCCGCGCATGTAGTCGGTACCACTTCGATGCTTGAGTCCGTAATCCCGTTCCAGCCGGGACAGCACCTGTTGCCGCAGATCCTCTTGCATGACCTTCCTTAGACGCCGAGCTGGCGCCGAGGCGCGTGCTGAGATGTGGCTGCTTCGATCACGACGTAAGCACCGCCGGCACGGCGGTGCGCGTCAACGGCGGCAGCGAGCAGGCGTGCCTCTTCGTGCTTGGCGTGCGGCGCGATGCGCTGCGGCACGTTGCTGGCCGCATCAACGAATCGCGGCTCCTGTGCGGTGAACCAGCTGTTGGCATGCCTCACGAGCCGACCTCGGTGTTTGTGTGTTGGAAATCGAATAAAGCGGTGGCGGCATCGGTCAGCACGACCAGGCGCTCGTCGAAGACGTCAGCGGTGGCAAGTCCATCGCGCATGAGCGCGGCAACCACAACCGCGCCGAAGCGCTGATCTGTCTCAGGCGCGGCATTGCGGCCGATGTAGCCGTGTTCGGTCTTCACCAGGCCGCGGTGGATGCGCGCAACTTCCAGGCAAAGCTTCGCCGTGGGCGGCAGTGCCGCCCAATCAATGGTCTTTTGCATTTGGGTTACCTCAGAGGTGAGGGAAGAACGGCTCGCCGCCCATGGGGATCAAGTCCAGCTGGCGGTCGCCCAGCGACTCGCGGTAGGCCTGCAACGCTTGGGCGCGCTGATAGGCAGGTGTCGGTGGAAGTTCGCTGTGTGCGGTGGGTACGCCGCTGGGGCTGGCAATACCCGTCAACTCCGAATGGCCCGTGTAGGTTGCGCCACACATGGGGTTTTCACAGACATACGAGTCGTGCCGCAGGAACTTATGTGCAAGGACGCTGGTGCGTTTGATGAGCCTTGCACTGCATGCCTCGCAGCGAAAAACGATCTTTTTCCGACCGAACATGCTCACCCCCTTGAGCTCTTGGCGGTTGGGATTTCTGTGGCACTATTGGGTGGTGCCTTGAGGCCCAGGGCGATCGCCGCCTTGTGGGACTCGCCGTATTTGCCTTGAGAACGGCCGCGAAGCAGGTCATGCACGACCGACCGATCCACGCCGTTCTGCCTGGCAAATGCCGAGACCGTGATGCCATTTGCTTCAAGCCACTGTCGCGCCTGTTCCGGGCTGCGAGGCGTGAACTGCTGCATCTGGCTCTTCGGGGGCATGTGGCGGTTCCGTTTGCTTTTAGGAATTTTGTGGACTTAACTCAACATTGTCAAGTAAGGGAATGCCCGTATGACTGTAGGGAAACGCCTTAAGGAAGAACGCAAGCGCCTTGGCCTTACCCAGGAAGAGATGGCCTTGCAGTTCGGCCTGACCCGATACGCGCAACTGAACTTCGAGAAGGACATCAACCTGCCCGGCGGAGCGTATCTACTGGCCGCGCTGGACCGTGGTGTTGATGTCATGTACGTGCTGTCTGGACATCGGGCGCAGTTGGATCCCGCTGATAGGCTTCTGCTGTCTGCGTTCAAAGATGCGTCACCGGCTGCTCGCAGAGATGCGCTTGCTGCGTTGGGCTTGCTGACCGATGCCTCCTCCTTGAAGACTGGGGCCGACCAGTCCGTGTCGTTCAACAACAGCGAAATCGGTTCTGTGATTTCCACCACCGCATCCATCGATCAGAGCAACATGCAGATTGTTGTTGGTGGGCGCAAAAAAAAGAGCAAGTGATTAGCATCGCTATTGGACAGCTGCTCGTGAGAAATTTGCCGTTATCGACTCTAGCTGCTTGAACTTTAGTGCTTACTTGCTAACAAAGAAAAAGCCGCCGGTTTGTGGCCGGCGGCTTTTTTCGGTAGAGGCACTTAGCTCCTTGCGATCCAATCGCCGTCATCCTGACAGCGCAAGATGGCCTGATATCCGCACTTAGCGTCGCAGGCTTCGCAACTTTGGATGTATGGAAACTAGTTGCGTCGCCGTAGCTGCTCTCATGAGGCTATATTCGGAGCAAAGGGGGCAACTAACGGCTGCGCCTTCATCGAACTGGGCGGCGTGCAAGTGTAGGTATGTTCAACGGGGGCGGTCTTAATACCATCCGCATCAACCAGCCATCTCCTTGCTACGAACGTCCCGGCAGTGGTATTGCTCCCCGTACAGCTGATCTGATACGTCAGAGGCGAACCTCCCGATGATGTTGTACGTGTGCCTGAACTACATGTCCAGCCAGAGGCGCATTTGATTGTTTCAAAATGCATGACCACGGGAAACGTGGGGTTCCCCGAATAATTTACCTTGTAATCAAAAGGGGTCCCAATTGGACCTGTGACAGTTGGAATCGAATCAATCTTGAACGTCGAGCACGTCTTGCCGTCCTTGTTGATATCAATTCCCTTAGCTACGCCTTTTGCTGCTAGTTTTTGGAAAACTGGATCTTGTAGCGCTACGGCATCAGCAACATTTGTATGAAAACCAACCTCAATGATCGTCGCCGGAAGCTTTGCATGTGTGTTTTCCCCTTTATTTGTGACGCCACGCGGAACCGTGTCAATGGTCCACTCGGCATACTTCGCATTTGCTTGGATGATCTCTTTCATAGAACACAGGATGTTGCTGGTCAATAAACGACTAGGTGCTGCATAAGTCCCATCGTGGAACCAGCCCGTAGTCCCGTGCGATGTGGCGTTCGTCGACCCGTTGGTATGAACGCTAATCATGTAATCGACACCCAAGTAATTAGCGTAAAAGGGCCTTGCTCGGATGGTAATCCCCCCACTTCTAGCGGTCGCCAGAAGTGGAGCTAAGCGGCCATCGCCAACTTCATGGCAGGCGTGATGCCGCCGAGCGCCATATTNACGGCGATGATCTGGCTGTCGGTAAAGCGGGACTTCTTCATGGAACCTCCTCGGGAAAGGGTACGAGAAAATTCCACTTCTGGCGTCTGCTAATGGGCGGGGGGATTACCCTTCTGCTGCTGAGCGAAATCTTGGGACTAGACCTACAGGTGTCCCCGCGGACTACGTGATACTCCGTTCGGCTACTTTTCGCCTGCGTGCGTTCAGCAGATTCATAGTGGGGACCAGATCACGCAAGATGGAGGAATTCAGCGTGTCACAGGTTCGCTAGAGCAGCGGAAGATCTGTAGCCAGGACAACTTCACGCGCGATGGTGTTCGTGTCAAGCCTGATGGACGAACTCTGGAAGGCAAGCTGGCTCGAACAGTTGACGGGAATTCAGGAGCGCAAACCAAGTCAGTCCGCCCCCCCTAAGATTGCCCATGATTATCTTGCCGACGGAAGCTATATCACGTCTCAACCGATCGGTAGAATTGTCGCTAGTTGGAAGGTCCCGCCAAATCCAAGAGTTCGATCCAATCAGACAATCTATTTCTTCCCGGGAATGCAGGGTGACACAATTCTGCAGCCAGTATTAGGCTATCGGGGAGAATCCAACACCTGGGATCTCAGTAGCTGGAATTGCTGCAAAGATGGAACTGTGTGGACTAGTGATTATATACCTGCAAATTCTGGTGATCAGATTGTTGGTGATACGTACTCTACTTGCGCGGCTGGCGTGGCCTGTAATCGCTGGAATATTGATACGAAAAATATCACCTCGGGACGCAGTGTGCGACTAACAACTGCCCCTTATGGGAACCCGAACTGGATTTTCGGTGGGGCGCTCGAAGTATACGATGTTGCCAGTTGCGATGAATTCCCGGACGGTGGAATTCTTACGTTTAGCGGCATTGCCGTCTATGATCGAAATATGATTCGCGTTTCATCCCCGCCATGGGATAGCAATGGGCCGGATGCTGCAGGGCTCACTCCGCAATGCAATTACGGCGTTAAGACAACCGATACTTCAGTTACTGTTTTTTACTGAGTATTAGTATCAAATAATCTTGCGGAGCATTGGCTCCGCAAGATGGATCTATAGTGGCGCTGATGGGGAACCCATGTAGGATTCCCCATCGGATCGTTCAGGTAAATGAAAATGCCTTTTGGAGCGCTGTTTTACAAGGCAATCTGAACTAAAGGAGTTGCGTTTTAAAAACTGCAAATCAGGCTGCGCATTTTCCACAATAGATTGATTGTTAATTCATAGCGTAGAATTACCTGCCTACACAAATCCACTCGCCAGTGACATTAAATTTGCCTGACCGGATCCAATTTGCACTCTTCCTTCCAAGGCGTACCGACTTTGTTTGTGGATAGCCGCTCTTGCACCTGGCATATCCATACTTCCATTGGTTGCTCCAAATCTCAGATGTGGATGGGCCATTGTCATTGTTTGAAGTCATCACGCTTGCTTGCCAGAACCGGCCTATGTCTCTCGCTGAAGCTGTGCCGACGAATGCCGTGGTCAGCAAGGCCCCGATGAGCAGAAATTTATTTCGTGCAGTACGTGAGGTTGAATGTGGTGAAGTTCTCATTATTTCTCCTTTCGATTTGCGTGGCGTGGGGTGCGTGGGGATTTTCTTAACAGCCGGTCACTCACAGCCGAGAATACAATTCAGAAGAGAAGAGGCAATGGAGGTCGCTTCGTTTGGCAGCGTTGTTCTTCGCGAAAATCAGTTGAGCCGCACAGATCCTATACATTGACAGGGGTCTTGCTGAGACTAGCCATCCCTAAGGTGACCTAGGATTATGTTTTCTGTGATGTGACGATCTTCTTTGGTAAAGCCCAATAGCATGCGCTTTTCATAACGCGCCCTGGGGCCACCGGGTCGTACCTGCTCAGTTAATCCGTCCTGATGCACACGTGCGATGCGGGAGACGCGTCCAACGAATCCCACGCTCACCTGGTTAGGGCTGGCGCTCACCTTGAAGTACTTGGCCTGCCGCAGCTTGGCAAACATCTTCTTGCGTTTGACTCTGCCCGCCTTATCCCGCAGTTGCTGCTTGCGTGGTGCGTAGGGAGTGCCGTCCGGTGCCTGCTGCTTGCCGATGCGCTGGCTCTGCGAGCGTCGCAACGCGGTGCCGATTTTACGTGCAAGCTTGCGCCGCTCGCCCTCCTGCAGGCGCGCCAGCAGCGGTGCGGCCCAGGTCTCCAGCGCAGTCAGGTCATCCATGTCGGATCGATCTCCGGCTCGGGCGCGTGGGTGATGTCATAGCCGCCGCCATCCTTCGCGGACACCACGACGCGTTCGGTCAGCGGCAACTTGATCGACAGATCCACGGCATCGTTGGCGAGGATGTCGGCCTCGAAGGCGATGTCGCCACGGCGCGCCGGGTTGGACAGCAGTTCGGACTGATTGATCTGCACCCATTCCAGCAGCGGCAGCATCACGCTGTCTGGATGGCCGGCGTAGTCGGTCACGATGAGGTTGAGCGTGTATTGATACTCGAAAGACAGCCCCGGCTGGAACGTGCTGACTAGGCTGCCGGCGTCGATGAACACCAGCAGCCGGTCGGCATCGCGTGCCAGGTCCGGCAATGCCGCGACCAGATGCGCGCGCAGGCTGGCGGGCTTGATCATGGCGCCGGCTCTGGTGCGTGCAGGTCGATCCAGTCCTGCAGAGCGCTCAGCTGCGCGGCGGTAGCGTGGCAGCTGGTGTAGTTGCCGGCGACGGTACCGGCAATGCCAGAGAGCGTAATGCCGGCGGCCGGCGCATCAGGATCTCCGGTGGGCGGCCCGGCAGGGTTGCCCGTGGCGGCGGCGTCGTGCAGCCGCACAAAGCCAGCAGGGATAGCGCAAGCAGCATCGGCTTTATGGGTGACATAGATCGGTATCTCGCGGGTGATGGTGGCGCCGGCTTCGCGCACGATCTGCACGCGGTCGACGTACTCGACAACGGTTTTTGTAGAAGCCCTGGCACTGTCGCGTTCGGCGATAGCGGCAGCTTTTGCGTCTAGCGCTTGCTTGCGCTCTGTGCGCGCAGTGCTGACGCGTCGCTCCTGCCACACGCAGCCACCGACGAGCGCGGCGATCAGTACCAGCAGGATGATCAGACGCGTGACCATCAGCTGACGCCCAGGATCTGCAGGGCGCGCTGCGTGCGCGTGACGCGATCACTGTGGCCTTCGGGCAAGCGCTTGGTACGCACGTTGCCCAGGTTGATCTTGCGGCCCAGGCCGAGCACATCGCCGGCATCGGCCAGGACGTTGAGCCCGTTGTCCTGCCAGTACGCCGCCGCACCCAGCGCGCTCGGCTCAACCTGCAGCAGCAGATCCGGCTGCTCTTCCACAGGCATATCGATTAGCACGCCGATCCGGCGGTAGTTGCCCCGGAAGGTGTGCTGCATCGGGCCACGGCCCCGGTAGCGGTGACCGTCGCCGCTGGCTTCGTTGCCGTTGCCCAGGCGGTCGGCGTAGACGAAGTTGGCAAGGCCCACCGGATTGCGCAGGAACTTGGGCGCTTGCGCGGGCGTGATGCGTGTGCCGAACACTTCCAACAGCCGTGCGCTGGTGGTGTAGGTCAGTCCTTCTTCCATGCGCGACAGGCTCAGGCTTTCGTGGCCGAGCTGGCCGAGCCAGTGCGCGGCGCGGCGCTTGGTGGTGATGCCAAAGCGGTTGGCGGCGGCAAGCAGTGGGCCATGCCAGCGCTGTGCGCGTTGGGGTGAGCACTGCATGCTCGAGGCGAGCTGGGTATCGGTGAACATCAATCGACCTTCAGGATGCGCGCCACATTGCCCTGGGCGCGGTAGGTGAGCACCGCCAGCACGATCAACGTGCCCAGGTGCCAGAGACTGACTTGCGAGCCGGCGCCGACCAGCAGGATGTGCAGCGACTGGCCGCCGGTGCTGGCGATCAGCAACCACGCGCACCAGCCCGCGCCGCGTCGATGGCGCGCATCGACCGGGCGGTGGTAGGTAAGCAGGCGGACGCAGATGGCGAGCGAGGCCATCAGCGTCAGGATGGTGACCAGGCTATGCACTGGGCGGACCTCCACGACGTAGGAAGGAAAAGTCAAACGACTTGCTCTTTTCAATCAGGCCCAGCGTGACGGTGATCGCGCACGCCGCACTGGCGAAGGCGGCCACGCCGCTGGACTTGATCGGCAACCAGCGCAGCAGCTCCGGCGCCAGCTGGTAGCCGGCGATCACGCTCACCGGGAAATAGATCAGCCGCGCTAGCAGCGGTTGCTTGGCGGCGGACACCACGAACAGCGCGCCGCCGGCGAAGGCACCGATCAGCGCGTCGCCGTCAATGCCAGGCAGCACGGAGGCAAGGCCCACACCGGTGGCGATCAAAAAGCCGCTCGATACGGAGGTGGGTTCGGTCATCAGATCAGTCCCATAGCTGCACAAGCGGCGTCATCGCCGCTGTGGTGGTTGTTACCTCGGGCAACTCCACTGGCGTGCCATGCGGCAGCACGGCGCCCAGTTCGGCCAGGCCGGGATTCAGGAGATAGGTGCGCTCGACCAGGCCGGCCGTGCTGCCCAGGTGGCGCCAGCACAGCAGGTCGACGGTGTCGCCTTGCATGGCGTGCACGCGCATCAGATGAGCTCCACCGTGCTGCGCGGCAGGTTCTGCAGATCGCGCACGGCCCAGCGCTGGTCGCGGCGTAGCTCGGTGATGCTGGGTGACAAGTCGTCGGCGCGCTGGTTTGCACTGTCGGTCGCGTCGAAGCTGCGGTAACGCTCTGCCACCTCGACCGCAATGGCACACGCAACGGCGCGTAGGTACAGCTGCACGCGGCGCGAGACGCCATCGACGCTCGTGCTGGGCACATCAGCCAACGCCGCGTAGCCGGCCGCCTGCTGAGCCTGCGCCCAGGCATCCAGCTCGTCGTTGACCGCCAGCATGGCGGCAACAATGGCGTGGCGCAGACGCGCATCTGTGACGGTGCCATCCAGGCGCATGCTCGCCCGCACGGTCGCCGGTGCGATCGCCGGCCAGAACGGTGCATTGGCGATCGCATCAGGCGTGGCGCTGGTCGTACCGGTGGCAGTGAATCCGCTCATGGATGGCTCGGAAGAGATCGCCGGTGTCGGGGCGTCACCGCAGCGAAAAGTGCTGTGGATCGGCCCCGAGCCGGCGAGGGTTGCGGGGACGCTCGGTTATGCGCTGGTGCCCGCAGGCTCAGCGCTGAACTTCTTCAAGAGACGCTCGGCGCGCTCCAGATCCTTCTTGCCGCCGCAGCTGCCGTGCAGGGCGATGGCGCGCTGCAGGTCGGCCACAGCGGCAGCAGCGATGGGCTGCGCCTGGCCGGCGGGCGTCTCGTCGGTGATGCCGGCCAGGGACGCACGGGCCAGTGCCAGATGCAGCTTGGCGCGCACCTCGTCGGGCATGTCCTGCTCGGCAGTCAGCGCGGCGGTGTCGGCCAGCACGGCCGCATCGAAGGGCTGGCCGGTCTTCTGCGCCGACAACGCCGCCTCGGCCACTTCCTCGGCCAGCACGCAGCCCACCGTGCGCGAGAAGCGGTCGGGCATCTGCAGGTTGTGCTTGAGCACATAGGCGCCCAGCTCCAGCGCGCCGGCATAGTCGCCGGCATCAATGCGCCACACCATGCACGTCATGACGATCTCATCCTGCGCGCCCTGGCCTCCGGCCAGCACGCCGGCCAGGTACGGCCCGTAGGTCGGCAACAGCTGCGCCTTGAGCGCAGCCTTACCCTGGGTGGACTGGATCTGCTTCAGCCGCAGGCGATCGCTCTGCAGCTGCGCCATGTGCTGCTCGTAGGCCGTTGCACCGGCCATCAGCTGGTGCGGTGCACGCTGCGCCGCTTCCAGCTCGGCGAGCACGCGGCTGTGGTGACGCTTGGCGGGACTGTCGGCCATGGTTTAGGCCTCACTCTCGATGTGCTCGACCACGCAGCCCAGGCCGTAGTCCTCGACCACGTACGCATCGTTGGAGGACTCGTAGTTCTCGATGCGATCGCGCGCGGGCACTTCCTGGATGTAACGGCGACGGCCGCCGGTCTGGTAGTAGATCGACAGGTTCGCCAGCGAGGTCACCATCAGCGCGCCGTCCGGCAGATACGGCACCTCGGCCACCTGCAGACCGCCGACGCGGCGCTGGCTCAAGATCAGGTCGGTGGCGATCTTCTCGCTGGCCGGCTGATCCTTGTTGACCATCGGGAAATACTTGTCGTGCATCAGGTCGCGGCCCAGCACCACCACCAGGCTTGGATCCTTGCGGTGCCACGGGTCCAGCAGATTACTCACGACGTCGTACACCAGTGCGTCGAGGTTGCCGTAGTCGGCGCCGGCAGCGGCGCCGCCAATGACCACCTTGCCGGCAGCCTTGCCGCTCGCCAGCACGCGCTGGGCGGCGTTGGTGCGGTACTGCTGCAGCCAACCGATGTTGACGTCTTCCAGCAGCGGGAACGCGGCGCGGTCGGTGTCGGCAGCAGCGTGCGTGCCGTTGAAGCCGATCTGCAGACGGTCCAGCGCCTGACGCTTGACGATGGCATCGCGCAGGCGCGCCTGGAAGTCGGGGAACTTGGCCCAGGTATCGAGCAACGCATACGGAATGGCGGTGTCGAAGTCGGTCTTCTTGGCCACGTACTCGTTCTTGTCGAGTGCGGCCACGTTGCGCGGGGTGCGGGTCTTGCCGGCGCCGGTATCGGTGCGGCTGGCGATGCTGCCGGTGACGCCGATCCCCACCTTCTGACCGGACAGTTCGTCCACCGGGATGATGTTGATCTTGGACAGGAATTCGCTCGACTCCTGCATGCGCGTTTCCAGCTTCTGCTGCACGGTCGGATCGACAGCGAAGGAATGGAAAGCGGAGGTGATGCCGTTGAGCTTGGCGATCTGCTCGGCGAACTGGTTGAACTGCAGGCGGGTGACGTTTTGCATGGTGGCTCCAAAGGTGGGGCGCTGGCGGCGTGTGTGTGGTGTGCGAAGGGCGGAGGGATCAGCAGTCGGTCAGCACGGCCGCACCGCTGCCGGTGACTACCGGGCGTGCGGGCTGCGCGGGGTCGGGCTGCTGCGACAGCGACTCGCGCAGCTGCGCCAGGTCGTTCGCCAGCTGCTCGTGCTTGGTCTTCTGCTCGGCGTGTTCGGCCTGCAGGCGGTTGAAGCGTTCGTCCTGGCCGCGCACGTGCTCAGCGATCTCTTCGACGCCCTGGCCGAGGTCGGCGAACTGTTCGGCGGTGATGCTGGTGGCGTCCTCGCTCTTGAGTGCGGTGCGGATCCGGCTGAGCAGATTGGCGACCGGGCCTTCGCTGACTTCGCTGAATTCCAGCGCGGTTTCCTCGGCAACGGTGAACAGGTTGCCCGGTGACTGCTTGCGATCGGCCAGCGGATTGGCGTCCGGGTTCTGGCTGGCGAAGCTGAGCATTGAGGTGCCCAGGCTGGCCGGCGAGTCGGTCACGGCCAGGCCGACCAGATACGCCTTGCCGGTGTTGGCGAACTTCTCCTGCACCTCGATGCTGGTATAGAGCTTCTGCTTGGACTTGTTGATGGTGATCAGGTCAGCGGTCGGCTCGATCTGTGCGAACAGCGCCAGACGCTTGGTGCCGTCGATCTCCACCTCTTCGGCCTTGACGGCGGTGACGTCGCCATACGCACGGAACGGCGAGTCCGGCAGCAGGCTGCGCATGTGCTCGATCCAGATGCGGGCGTTGTAGGTCTCGCGGTTGTAGGTGGCGGCCATGTCGTCGATCCAGCTGCGCTGAATCATGCGGCCATCGGTGGTGGCGCCTTCGACGGCCACGCGGAACCAGTTGGAACGGAACTTCTTGGTCTTACCCGACATGGGTGTCCTCTGCGCTGGATGCGTTTGCGATGACCCATGGTCAAACGCGACGCATGGCGCAGCAACGCAATCACCGTGTAAATCAGGTGACTACGCGTCGTTCAACTGTCGGGATTAAGAGGTGGGCCGCACCCTGGTCGGCATGCAAAGCGTTGCCACCCAGCTCCCGATGGACACCCGCAGACAGGCCAAGTTCCTGTACTGGATGGGATGGCGCGTGACCGAAATTGCGCAGGCCATCGGCGAGAACGAGAAGACTGTACACAGCTGGAAGTCGCGTGACGAGTGGGATCGCGCAGACAACGTGGAGCGCATCGGTGGTGCACTGGAAACCCGCCTGGTCGTGCTGATCATGAAGCCGGAAAAGTCCGGCGGCGACTTCAAGGAAATTGATCTGCTGCACCGGCAGCTGGAGCGCCAGGCGCGCATCCAGCGCTACCAGGGCGGCGGCAACGAAGCCGATCTAAATCCGGCTGTGGCGAACCGCAACGCAGCGCCCAAGAAGAAGCCCAAGCGCAACGACTTCACCGAGGAGCAGATCGAGCAGCTGACCACGGCGTTCGTCGACGGCTGCTTCGACTATCAACGCGACTGGTATCGGGCAGGCAACGAGCGCACCCGCATCATCCTCAAGTCGCGCCAGATCGGTGCCACGTTCTACTTCGCCCGCGAGGCGTTGATCGATGCACTCACCACCGGACGCAATCAGATCTTCCTCAGTGCATCCAAGGCGCAGGCGCATCTGTTCCGCGGCTACATGCAGCAGTTCGTGCGCGAGACGATCGACGAGACGCTCTCCGGCGGCGACAGCATTGTGTTTCCCAACGGCGCCGAGCTGTTCTTCCTGGGCACCAATGCGCGCACCGCTCAGGGTTACCACGGCAATTTCTACTTCGACGAATTCTTCTGGACCTACGGGTTCAACGAATTGAACAAGGTCGCCAGCGGCATGGCGATGCACATGAAGTGGCGCAAGACCTACTTCAGCACGCCATCGAGCATGGCCCACGAGGCCTACACGTTCTGGACCGGAGAGCGCCGCAACAAGGGCAAGCCGGCCGCGCAGCGGATCCAGATCGATGTCTCGCACGATGCGCTGGCCGGCGGTCGCCGCTGCCAGGACCGCGCGTGGCGGCAGATCGTCAACATCCTCGATGCCCAGCGCCGTGGCTGCGACCTGTTCGACATCGACGAGCTCCGCGAGGAATACAGCCCGGACGCCTTCGCCAACCTGTTGATGTGCGAGTTCGTCGACGATGGCGCCAGCATCTTCCCGCTGGCGATGCTGCAGCCGTGCATGGTCGATAGCTGGGTGGAGTGGGGCGACGACTACAAACCTTTTGCCTTGCGTCCCTTCGGCGATCGCGCGGTGTGGATCGGCTACGACCCTGCTGACACCGGCGACACCGCCGGCCTAGTGGTGGTGGCTCCACCGTCCATCCCAGGCGGCAAGTTCCGCATCCTCGAACGGCATCAGTTCCGTGGCATGGACTTCGCGGCACAGGCCAAGTTTATTCATGGTGTCACGCAACGGTACTGGGTGACCTATATCGGCATCGACACCACCGGCATGGGCAGCGGTGTGGCACAGCTGGTGAAGCAGTTCTTCCCGAATCTAGTCACCTTCAGCTACTCGCCCGAGGTCAAGACCCGCCTGGTGCTTAAAGCGTTCGACGTCATCCACAACGGGCGGCTGGAGTTCGACGCCGGCTGGACCGATGTGGCGCAGTCGTTGATGGCCATCCGCAAGACGATGACGGCCAGCGGCCGCCAGTCCACCTTCACCGCCGGCCGCTCGGAAGAGACCGGCCACGCGGACCTGGCGTGGGCACTGTTCCACGCGCTGCAGAACGAACCGCTGGAAGGGCGCACCGCGCGCAATTCCGGCTTCATGGAGATCTCTTGATGTTGACCGATCAGCTGCCCGCCACCGCGCCTGCAGCGCCAGCCGTGCCTGCACGCACCGAGGCGTTCACCTTTGGCGACCCGACGCCGGTGCTCGATGGTCGCGGCGTGCTGGACTATCTGGAGTGCTGGCAGAACGGGCGTTGGTACGAGCCGCCGGTGGCCCTGGATGGCCTGTCCAAGACCACGCGTAGCAATCCGTTCCTGCAGTCCGGGCTGATCTTCAAGCGCAACATGCTGGCGCGCACCTTCAAGCCGCATCGGCTGCTGTCGCGTGAGGCCTTCGAGCAGCTGTCGCTGGATTGGATCACCCTGGGCAATGGCTACCTTGAGCGCCGCCGCAACCGCATGGGCGGTGCGCTGTCGCTGGCTGCGCCGTTGTCCAAATACATGCGGCGCGGCATCGCAGAGGGCGAGTACTTCCAGGTGCGCACCTGGCACGACGAGCATGTATTCGAGCCGGGTAGCGTGTTCCAGCTACGCGAAGCCGATGTCGATCAGGAGCTCTACGGCCTGCCCGAATGGATGCCGGCAATGCAGTCCGCGCTGCTCAATGAGTCGGCCACGTTGTTCCGGCGCAAGTACTACAACAACGGCTCGCATGCCGGCTTCATCCTCTATCTGACCGATCCCCAGCAAAGCCAGGAGGACGTCGACGCGCTGCGCGCCGCCATGAAGGGCGCAAAGGGGCCAGGCAACTTCCGCAACCTGTTCCTGTACTCGCCAGGCGGCAACAAGGACGGCTTGAAGCTGATCCCGGTCAGCGAAGTGGCGGCCAAGGACGAGTTCAGCGGCATCAAGGGCATCACCCGCGACGACATGCTGGCCGCGCTGCGGATCCCGCCGCAGCTCATGGGCATCGTGCCGCAGAACGCCGGCGGCTTCGGGTCGATCCGCGAGGCCGCCGCTGTGTGGGCCGCCAACGAGCTGGAGCCGCTGCAGGCGCGCATGTTGAAGATCAACGACTGGGTGGGCGATGAGGTGATCGCCTTCGCCCCCTACGCGCCGCCAGCGGCCGCGTAATCCTTTCCTACCGCAAGACCACGCAATGCTCAAGAACCTCCGTTGTGGCGAATGTGCCCGCCTGCTATGCAAGGCCGGCGCCTTTGACGAAATCCAAATCAAGTGCCCGCGCTGCGGCACGCTCAATCACCTGAAGGCCGAGAGCCTCACCTCCGATCGCCGCGAGCGAATCCAAGAAGGTTCTCACGATGAAAAACCAGCTCCTGCAGGGCGACGCCCTGACCATCGGTAATCCCCCCACTTCTAGCGGTCGCCAGAAGTGGAGCTAAGCGGCCATCGCCAACTTCATGGCAGGCGTGATGCCGCCGAGCGCCATNACGGCGATGATCTGGCTGTCGGTAAAGCGGGACTTCTTCAT